CCCCTGCCATAATCTCAGTCATACAAGCAACTACATTCATCTCATGATCTGCGACGAAAGCATTCTTGTACTGATAATCTGCAAGGATAATTACAACTTGAGGAATAGATTGTGGTTGCAGGTGGTCTGCCATCTTGTCATATACAGCACGAAAGATTGCATGTGGTTCGGTATCGATATTGTTTACAACCCACTGACGCATACCTTTAAAGTCTTTGCCTTTAAGTTTATCCATCAACGATTTGATGTTAGTATCTCCTAGATTAACTAGAACACCTGCATCAATAGTACCGCTAACAGAATAACGTTGGCATTCATTTAAAACACGACGCCAATCAGGGAAGTATCGTTCAACGAGTTGTGCAAGTACCGCTTTATCGAACGTAACATTCTCAGCTGTAAGTATATCCATAAGACGCTTAAAGAATGCACCAGCAATAGCAGGCTTTTCACTATTTGGAATAGCAAACTCATAGACAGAACAACGAGAATGAAGTGGCTCAATGATACGATTCTTAAAGTTACATGTCATAATGAAACGACAATTGTTTGAGAACTCTTCAATGAAACCACGTAGTGCAGGTTGAGTAGACTGAGGATTGAGGTAATCAGCCTCATCTAGTATGACTACTTTATACCCACCGAGTAATGATACACTTGAAGCGAATTGTTTAATCTTACCTCGTAGTGTATCGATGTTACCTTCTTCAGAACCATTGATAATGATGTAATCTAGATTAAGCTCATTACATAAAGCTTTTGCAACCGTAGTTTTACCTACACCAGCTGTACCACTAAACAACATGTTTGGCAACTGACCCGTAGTCATTATCTCGCCGAAGCAAGATTTTAGAGATTTCGGCAGCACACAATCATCAAGAGTGGCTGGACGATACTTCTCTACCCATAGAAATTCATTAGACATTCACATTCTCCATTATATAATAGGTCTATTATAACACATCCGGTTGGATATGTACATCTTTATTTTACATGATACTGATATATAAAGGTATATCAATATAGCGTACTGATATACCTTTATACATCATTTCCTTTTAATTCGATACAAACTGCTTGTGTGCCTGTATCAAAATAACCACTGCCTAAGCCGTGGTATTCACTTAGTGCTTCTCTAGCTTTGAAACAATTATCCATAGTATCAGCAACAGCTATCTTTTCAACATAAGGCATGGTTTCATAAAAATAAATAAAAACTAATACCCACATTATAGTGATCTCCATACTACTCGAATATAGTGAGCATCTAAATGTTCTCTATATTCAATTGCATCAAAGGTGCATGTAAATGCCACACCATTTATAATATGTTTAATCAACATCTTATTCATGCTCTCCACCTTCGCCGCGCAATGTGTAGAAGATTTGTGGTTTACGTTTAGCAGCTTCAAATACTGATACTGTTATAAAGATACCGCATAGTAATAGAGCGTGAAATAGAATATTAATTCCTAAATACATCCAAGTACCAGTCATTGCAGTAAATACTATACACCACATCCATGCAAGTATCTGCATAACTAAGTGACGTACTCTTAGATCTTTGATGTTAGACAATGGATTCTTTTCATGATCCATTATTAAATTCCACCAATCCATAATAAAACTTGTCATAATATAATTCTTTCTTAATTTAAGGGGGTGGTGTAACGCGGGGAGTTATCAACACAGAGGAATTTCTGCTCAGCCCACACCGCGCTTAGAATGAGGTTTGCTCACTCACGACATACACCTGCCGGGATACTTCCATCGACCCTTTTGTTGTGACTGCGAATATCACTTCATTCATATGGGATTTGGTAACCCATATTAGTTAGGAGCAACCTAACGTGGCATTTGGTCAGGGTGGCTGGATTCGAACCAACGACATCTACGTCCCAAACGTAGCGCTCTACCAAACTGAGCTACATCCTGTTTTTATTTTACGATTGACTCATATAGATCTTCAATCTCTTCCTTTTGCTGCTGAAACTGTGCAAAGTTCTGCTTGTGATAGATCTTTGCAAGTGCATTAATGTACTTCTTATCGATAGCAACATCATCCGCAAGTGCATTAGCAGCTTCTTTTTGAAAGTCTCGTTCTGCATCAATACGTGTCATTGAGTTTGACATTTCTTTCATGCAGTCGAGAACCTTCTTTCGATCTGCTTCGTTACTCAGCATTAGCAGTATCTGGTTCTGCAGCTGCATCGCCTTCAGCTTCTGCTGGTTTATTTGCTTCAAGGAAAGCATTGATTCGATCTCGGACTCCGCCGACTGATGTAAGTTCTTCTCCACGGAAGGCTCCTCGTGTTGATGCCACGTCAATGATTTGAATAGTGGCCTGCAAATCATTAAGACCCAGCTGAATTACTGCAGTCTCTTGTGTTTCAGGTGTTACGTTATTTTCTTCGCTCATAATTAATCTCCGTATGATGAGTTTTTCTCTAAAGCAACCCAGTATTCTACTGACTCTTTAGTATGTTTAAAGTGTGATATTAGCTTCTTCGTAATAGATACGTCATAATCACCATTGATAAATTTAAAGTTACCGATATTGAATACTAAACGAAAGGCTTCCTCTTCACGAGTAATGTCTTCCAATTCAATTTCAAATGTATTTGATGTAGCATCGTTTACATCAGTAACAATAATTGAAGCAGTATTCTCACCGGCATTACCAGTAATTACTGCTGTATTTATACCTAAAGCAGATGCTGCTTTACGAATAGACGACATATTTTCTTGTGTCAATGTAAAGCTGACTTCGTTAGAAGGCATTATAACATCCTTCGAAGGAGACGTCAGGATAGACGAATCTGAGAAGAAGTATTTGATTGCCTGTCGATCTTGAGAGATACGAACAGATTTGTATTCGGGATCAAACGTAAGTTCAGGATCTTCAAACATTCCGATTGCACCTAAGAATTCATGAAGATCGTAGATACCGATTTCAGAAGGAATGTCTTCGGCAATAGTTGCTGCAGACAGAATAGTTTTTGATTCAGACATAGTCTTAATCGTTTTACCAGGTTTAAGAACAATCTGGCTGTTAATGGCAGCAAAGTTTTTAAGTGTGCCGATGGTTTCATTCGATAGTTTCATGATTTCTCCATAATGAATATAGGTTATTATACCACAGTTTGAACTGTTTGTACATAGTTATTTTGAATTATTTTCTTTATCAAGAACATATAATCCGATTAGCGTATAATGCAACATCTTAAATAGATCTTTGCGATGTTCTTCAGGAGTACCTTTCTTGCCAAAGCGGTCAAGATACTTATCAACATTACCTAACATAAAACCCATTCCGTTACCACGATCAATGATAACTTCATTCGCTTGTATTCTTCCTTTACCATAATGTTGACTATAAGTAGAGTCCACGTAATCCGCGAACTCTGCTATTAGTTGATCTTCATTGAATTTGTATTCCATTTAATTCCCTGTTTGTTCTATTGCTGAATTTAGCATTTTTTCCATAGATTCTTCTTCTGAAAATACGCAAGAGTTAACTGTCTCATCGATCATTGCATATAGATCTTTAAAAGCTTCTTTCGTATCAGTATCAAAACGACTAATACATAGGTCTATTGATTTAGCTCTATCTCCGAAGATAGAAAAGGTTTGAGTGATATGACAAAGGCGACGTGTTGAGATGATATCATCTACTCCACCATCTGCAAATGTCTTACGAATAGTATCAGACCATTGTGTAAGGCGATCAGCAAAATCCTCGTCTTTACAATCGAACTTATCCATATGCTTTAGGATAATCTTTTTCTCAACAGAAAGAGTAGGATAAGGTTGTTCAAGTGTAATTGTGAAACGCTCAAGAAATGCTTCATCAATAATAGTAGCTGCAATAAAGCGACCATCATCAGAGCCTTGTCCTTTAGTATTTGCAGTAGCAATCACATTGAAACCATCTTCAGGTCTAATAACCTCACCAGTCTTTTTAATCATGATAGGCTTGCCTTCAAGCACACCTTGTAAACACATGATTTTATTAGAACCACGATCGATCTCATCAATAAGTAGTAGTGCGCCAGCTTCCATAGCTTTGATAACTGGACCTTTTGCAAATACTGTTTCACCATCTATAAGACGGAAACCACCAAGAAGATCATCTTCATCTGTTTCAGGTGTGATTTGTACACGAACATATTGACGACCAGATTTAGAACATGCTTGTTCGATCATAGTAGTCTTACCATTACCAGATAAACCAGTAACAAATGTAGGGTAGAATGACATAGATTTGACAATCATTTCTACATCTTTTGAGTGACCCCAAGGAACATAGTACTGATCACGTGAAGGTACGTAAACTTCGCTATTGACAACAGATTGTACGCTAGATGGCAAAGAAACCTCCTTCTTAGTTTGACGTAATGGTATAACCACTGACTCTAGATTATATACGCCTCGACGTACCTTAGGAAATGAAGTAGCATACTTATACGCTTCACTGTCAGAAAGACCGTTTTCCATTGCAATGGATTTAACGTCAGCAGCTTTAAATTCTATCTGGTCCGGAAACCTTTGAGTTAAAGCTGTATTTATAGTTTTTTCAATATAGTTCATCATAATATAATATTCCTCTTAGTTAGCAAAGTATGAGATTAAGTTCCACCATGTGTATTGAGGACCAAAGCCAACATCAATCCATCCTAATACAAATACAGTAAGTATTAAGTATCCGATAGTTTCTGATATTTTTTCTTTGATAGTCATGATAGTCTCTCCTCAATCATTTAATATAGGTATATTATACTATAAGTAAAGAGGAATGTACACGCTTAATTTCATTTAATTTCATTTATTTTTAAATTAAGCGTATACTGTATCATTTATGTTACATCATGCAACAAGAGTAGCAAACTGAGTTGCTAATACTTTGTTGCCTTTCTTAGAAGAAGTATGCTTCTTAAATGCTTTCGTAATCTGTGCTTTTGTAGCTGATGCTGCATAATCTGTATCAAGCTTCATCTCTTCGATTGATGTGCTAAGAGACTTACCATTCAATACGAAATACTTATCATATCCTAATACATTATCAAAGCCAACAAACTTATTAGAGTTGTATAGCTTTTGATAAGCAGTAAGCTTCTTAGTATCTAAATATACATCAGAAGTTGTCTTATGCATCTGGCTTCTAAACTCATATCTTTCATTACATATAAAGAAACCAACTGTTGTAACACCTTCTATGTTACGAAGCTCATTCATTAGTGATGGACCTAGATCCCAACGAGAAGAACACTTAACATTTTTACCATTCATACGAACAGTATATCCTTCTTTGTAGCTTACTATCGTATGATTGTTATCTGCAGCAATAGTCGCATTGTTATGTACAACATCTCCATCACCATCAGTTAAGAAAACAGCATTTACTTTTTGAACACCGTGAGTTTTCTTAAAGTCTTTAATAAGGTATTCTGCACATAGAATAGTTTCATACAATGGAGTAGAACCTAGTGATTCGTATGAAGATGCAAGAGGAGATCTCCAGCTGTTATCATAGTCAAAAGACTGACGTAGTAGAATTTCACGAGCAAGCTTTCGGTCACTACCCTTCAAGCTAGAAGACATAAGTTCGAATACACCAGAATCGCCAGTATAGAAATATCCACCTGGCTGGTTCTTATGCATTTCTTGATCGTTTGACAATGTAGTAAATCCATATACTACGAAAGGAATATTAACCTTTAAGCAGAAGTCAGCAAGTGTAACAGTCTGACGTATTACTTTACCAATAACCTTTGACATAGAACCAGAGTAATCTACAAACATTACCATACCATGTGATTTAGCATCAGCAAGGTTAGTGATACGTGCGAAGATATCATCGTTATATCTGTAGCTATGCAACTTATTTACATTGATAGAACCTGAACGTGAAGTTTGTGCACGTTGAAGACGAAATGCAGCTTTACGCATTTCAAACTCTTTTGCCATAGTAGCAACAACTGGTTTTGTTTCACCTTCAAACTTACGTAGTTCTTCTGCGATATCAGTGTTTCTATTTTTATACTCAGAGAGCATTGCAGAATTAGCATTGATATGCTCATCAAATGTGGTGCCATCTACAATTGATTGCTTTCTTGCTTCTAGTACTTTAGCATATGGTATTACTATATCTTTCATCTGAGCTCGACTAACGCCATTCGAATGAATGCTTTGTTTGCCTTCTTCATCTGAGTCTAAAAGCTTATGCTCATTTTCTCTGAATGCTTCATCAGATTCAACACGATCGATGTCATCATCTTTGACTACGTTCTCTGAATTTTCTCCGGTTTCTTCGGCAGCGGATGGTTCAACTTCGCCCATTCCTGAGGGAGTTTCATCTTCTTCTGAATCTTGTTCAGTTGTCTCTGAATCCTCCATATGAGAATTGTCCTGCGAATTATCGCTAGACGATAAGCTATCTTCGAAGCTATCATTCTCATCACTGATAGGATGCTGTGGTGTATCTTCTTCAACTTTTTGATTTTCCTTCATAAATGCATATAAAGCTTTACATGCTTCGATAACATCTTCCCATGTTTCGACAGCCATAACTTGATCTACAATTGGTTGCTCTTTAGCAGAATATTCAACTTCTACCAGATCGCGGCATTTTGCTTTGAGGTTGATACGATCAACTACATTGCGTGAGGAGAGATCAACGCCTGCGACCTGGAAGAAGTCTTCATTGTACAATACTGCGTATCCACGTTTAAATGAAGATACGAGGCCAGGATATTGGCGCTGTACAAGTTTCTCAATACGTACATCTTCAACAACATTTACGTATGAGCGGGGTATACCTGGGATTTCTGACGTAGAGTCATGCCATCCTTCAGGTGGTGTAAATAAAGCGTGTCCTACCTCGTGGCCGGTCAGTAGGTCATATACGTCCTTGCCACGGTCTTTCCATAATGGTAGACCTAGAATACGCTTCTCAACATCAAAGAAAGCAGTGCGAAAGTTACCATGCTGTACTTCAATGTTTTCTTTAGCCAGCAATCTAGCTAAAGTTGTCTGTGACGAATTAATCATAATGTCTCTCCTCATTGATTATGGTACTATTATACCACGTAAAAATAGGAATGTACACGTTTATTTTCATCTTTTTTGAATTATTTTCACTTTATTTTAGAAAAGTTATGCTCCTTAGTGAATTCTATCTTAGATCTAAACTTACCATCTAATAGATCACCCTTATGAGATATAACAAATACATTACTATCATCTTCAAGTGTACCAAGGATCTTCATTAGATTATCTACACCATCATGATCAAGAGAAGAGTCAAACGTTTCATCAAGAACTAATAGATTCGTTGATGTAGAATTCTTCATACGAGCAATCTGACGCCATGTGAATAGTAATGCCAAATCAATACGTTGCTTCTCACCTTCAGAGAATGATGCATAGTTAAATGTATCTCTATGACGTGATCGTATAGTTTCAGTAAAGTTCTCATCAAGATCAAATGCTACAAAGAAATCTAATACTTGTAAATAGTTATTTATCAGTTTGTTCATTACAGGTAGATATTCTTTAACCACTTTGGTCTTAATACCACCATCTTTTAGCATTTCACCTGCAGCTTCATTATATGATCGTTCATCTAACATAGAAAGCTTCTTCTCTGATAGAGACTCACGTGCAGTAGAATGCGATTCAAGTTCAGAGTTAGCTTGACCAAGATCACCTTCACGTGATGTAAGACCTGCGATCTCTTTATTCAATGTACCAATTTGTTCTTGTAGACGTGATATGTCACGATTATTAGATGTAATCTTGGACGTATTAGCTCTCACATCTTCAGCGATTTCATTAAGATCTGTGATCGTAGTTTCTACTGCAGTATGCTGTTCACCTACTTTAGTCATACCTTCTTGTAGTTCCTTAGCACGAGTCTTAGAAGACTCTAATTTCTCTGACTTAATACTCTCGTTTATATCTTGAGTACATGTAGGACACTTATCATTAGTTTCATAGAACTTAGCTTCTTTCACAACAGTTTTCATTTGTTGTTGAAACTGTGCTTGGTATTGCATCAATGATTGTTTCTTGTTATGAGCAGATTTAAGCTTATCCTCTAATCCATCTTGTAGAGATTCAATGGTAGTGCTATAGTCATTGTTTAAAGACTGCATCTCAGTGATCTCAGTTTGAAACGAAGCAATAGTATCTTTCTTAGAATTAATCTGTTCATCATTCATCTGAGTGATATCACGAATATACTTACGCTGTAATGTAATCTTCTCTTTCATTAGATCAAGATTATAGTTAACATCCTTTAGTTCTTCTTTAATGCGTGCACTACGTTCTTTAAGAATAGTATTCATTTTAGAGAAGATGTTAATGTCTAATAGATCCTCAATCACATCACGTCTATGCCCGCCTGGTAGTTGCATAAACGGAATGAACGAAGATGACCCCAGAACAACGATCTGATGGAATGACTTATGGTTAAGCTTTAGAATGTTTTGTTCAAGGAACTTCTGATAATCACGAGCAGCAGATGATTGATTAATCATATTACCATTCTGATATATCTCAAACGTATTAGGTTTAATAGTACGTACAACTTTAAACTCATGAGCTCCTGTAGCAAACTCTACTTCAACAACACAATGTTTATTATTAATAGAGTTGACAAGCTGAGGCTTAGAGATACTACGATGAGCTTTACCAAATAAAGCAAAGCTCAATGCATCGAGCAGTGTAGACTTACCTGCGCCATTCTGACCAACGATTAATGTTGTAGGTGAACGGTCAAGCTGAACAGTAGTCTTTTCATTACCAGTAGAAAGAAAGTTCTTCCATGATACACTCTTAAACTTAATCATTACACGACCTCTTGGTTCTGAGCTTCTACATATAAACCACGCATCATATTCTTAATCCTATCTTTATCCAAGTCAGTTTCAACTGCATCAACATAAGAGTCAAGGAGCGTAGTAGTATCTTCAATAGAAATATCAGAATCATCTACGTTCTCACCCATGAACTCATCAAAGGTCTCTGCAATCTTCAATTCGTGAGTATCAACTCCTTGGATACGATCAATGAATCTATCAAAGAGATATGGTTCTGACTTATTAACAACCACAACTTTAACAAACTTATCACGTAGAGCTTCTACATCATATGTATTATACTCTGTTTTTTGATCGTCGTACACCACTTTTTGAAAAATAGTTATAGGATTACGTACCGCAGTAAGTTCACGTGTATCAGTATCAAAGATATGAAAGTACTTACTGTCGTGTGCATCTGACCATGTAAATTCCATTTGACTACCGAGATAGTGGATATTACCTTGATTTGATTTAGTATGGAAATGGCCTGACATAACAAGTTCAAATCTATCAAACAATTCAGTAGTCATACCATGCGTATTTGGCATACCTTTCATCATATCGAAACCAACTAATTCAAGATGTGCACCAAGAATAGAAGCTTTACAATTCTTAAGAAAGTCAGTATACTCACCATAGTTTTCGTTGTTAATCCATGGTAGTACAGCGATATCGCATCCATCATAGTTTAATACTTTAGGCTTCATAATGATATTAACATTAGAAGTATAGTGACCTAACAGCTCTTTAAGAGAACATAAGTCGTTCGTGTTCTTATAGAATACATCATGATTACCAGGAATGATATCCATATGAATACCAAGTTCTCGAATACGATCAAGAAACACTTTACGATTAGAGTTTAAAGCTTTAAAGTTTACATACTTTCTGTGATCATAGTAATCACCAAGATGCAATATCTGTTTAATGCCATGTTCTTCCATGTAGGGAAAGAACGATTCTTCGTAGAACCGCTCTTGATACCTGATAAAAATGTCAGATGAATTACGACACCCACAATGAGTGTCGTTTAAGATAGCTACTTTCATATTAACCTTCGTTCATAATATTATGCTTAGGAGTCCAACCTAAATCTAACAGATATTGAATATCAGCACGTGTTGCCATACGTTCACCTGGTGCTTCGCCTCTACGACGTTCACCATTAAAGTCTAGCTTCTTAGCTAGCTCTGAAACCGGTGTCACATGACCTGTGCCAACATCAACTACTGATTGTTCTATTATATAACAATTTTGCATGATTGTACACAGCCCATTTAATAAATCTTTAATATGAATCCAATCTCTAAAATGATCTTGATTAATATAGTCTACTTCTTTCTTCTGCAATCTACGATAAAGCATATCTTCACGTCCTGGCCAAACAGTATGAAAGCGCATTCCGATATGGCGAACAGTAAGCATTGATGCCATTTCTTCAATCATTTGTTTAGTGGTTGCATATGGATTTAACCACCATTCA